CACAGAACGGCGTTTGGCGAGCCATCCAGAGCACGCTGCGAACCGCCCTTTCCCGGTCCGGCCTCGGTCCTGCTCGGCTTTGATCTGCTCGAAGTAATTCACGGCGCCAGGTCCTTGTCCGGCCGCTCGGCCTCGTCAGTCGCCTGCCGGTAGTCGGTCATCAGCTGAGCCAACGCTGGGAAAACGAGCCTGACCCGCTCGATCTCATGCGCCCACTCGTAGTGCAACGCCTGCCTCGTCCTGCCGGTCTTGGCCGCCATCTCGCCGAACGACTGCCTGACCGCCGAGACGTCGCCCGATCCCAGCCTAAGCGTGACCAGAAACATCGTCGGCGAAAGATCCGCCAGCGTCCCGAGTCGCCGGCATAGGTCCGCCGCGCTCGTCATCCGCAGCTCGTGCAGCTCAACGAGCCGCTCCATGATCTCAGCCGATAGCCGACCCGCATCGGACCGTGCGCCGTCGTAGGTCGCCTCGAAGGTCGCAGCGCGGTCGTATGTCGCGGTGATCACGTCAGGTCACCGACCGGGTTGTGGATCAATTTCTTAAGCTCCGGCGAAATCTCAACCGCGTTGATCCCGTCAATGCCGAGCTGCCCGATGCTCTCCCGCTGTTGCAGGATCAGAATCAGCGCCCGAATCTTTTTTATCCGCTCGCCATATTCTCGGGTGATCGTCTTCCGCTGCATCTCCAGCGTCGTAATCGCTCGCGCCGCCCGTGCCGAGAAGCGCAGCGCCTCGAGTTCTCGTTGATCTTGGTCGTGTGTTTGTTGCGTCGTCATGTGTTGCCGCATCGCTTTTGACGCATTGCGCTCCGTGTCAATCACGAACGCGTTGCGGCCTCACGCTCAATCACGGTCAGCCCGTTGTTCCGGTGCGTCCGGTAAACGATCCGCCACTCCGGCTTTGCGTGCAGCCACTCGTCAATCGCCCGATTGATGCCCTCGCCACCGTCGTCTCCCGTCACGCCGAACGTCTCGGTATCGTGAAACGCAATCCAGCGCCGAACCGCGTCGCCGTGCAGCGCAAGCTCTCCGGCCACTTGGTCGTAGCGGTGCAGCGTGTCCACGAATAGCAGGTCCGTTGGCTCAATCTGCGAGATTGCTAGCGTGGAGCAGACGGCAAACTGCCAATCGACCGAAGTATGCGGTGAAAGCGACTTGTGCACGCCAAAATGGTCGTTGATGTCGTAGCTCCTCAGCGTTGCAGGCCTTCCTTGCAGCCCGTGAAGAAACGCCAGCGTGCTTGCGCCGGTCCTCACGCCGAACTCGGTCACGTGGTCGCATTGCGACGCGAGGAAATAGAGCATCGGCAGGTGCTCGTTGATATCGGTCTGGTGCCGGCTCAAGATATCGAAAGCGTCGGCCATTGGCCCGCGCTGGATGTTTTGTGTGTTGGATTTCATGGTTTGGATTTTAAGGAAAGTTGCCCCACCAGGTCGGCGAGTTTCTTTTCAACGGCTTCGAGTGCGGTCGTGCTTGCGCGAACTTTGCGCTGAATGCTTGTCCTCATCTTGAGCCAAGCGATGATCTGGGCTTCGATTTCTTCTTTGGTTTTGTTCATAGGATTAAATTTGCGGCGCCACGATCTCGCGGCCGTTGATCCAAAACTGCTCCTCGATGCGCCCGTCGGCGAAGACTAGCCGCACCGCCGGCCCATCGATGCGGTGAATCTTCCCGTGATGATACCACACGCACGAGCCGTCTGGGTTCGTGACTGCCGGTCCGCCCTCCGCGTGCAGCCGATTTTGTTCGTCGTAGAGCCTCATAGTTTTTTGTGGAATGAAAAGCTGGGTTTGAAGAACTCGACCACCTTGGCGATCCCGCCCGCTCCGTTTCGATTCTTCGCTTGGTCGATAACGACCTGCACCGTCGGCGCGTCAGGAACCGCCATCACGTCAGGGTCAGGATAGAGCAACCAGACCCGATCTGCGTCCTGCTCGATGGCGCCTGACTCGCGCAAACCCGAGAGCTTCGGCCGGCTGCCGTCCTTCTCCGCGTCCCGGTTAAGCTGCGAGAGCAGAATCACGGCCACGTTGAAATTCAGCGCCATGAGTTTTATCCGGCGCGACATTAGCGCCACCTGTTGCTCGCGTGGTGCGCGTGAGTCCTCGGCGTGCAGCAGTTGCAGGTAGTCGATGACGACCACGTGCGGCAGAGCGTCCGCGGCCTTCAGCATCGCCACCCGGTCCTCAATGTCCGACACTGACTTGACCTGACGCACCTCGAAGATGTGCAGCCGCTTCTCGTCCGCTTTCATCTTCTGCGCCGACGCAATCCACGAGGTCTTAGCCGATTGATACTCGGCCGCGGTGCAGCCTCGCACGATGCCGGCGCTTCGCCCCAGTCGTTGCTTCGCGAGCCGACCGACCAAATCTCGCGCCTGCATCTCAAGGGAAACGATCATAGCCTTGCCGCCGCCGCGCACAACTGAGTCAGCCATCTGGATCGCGAGCGCCGTCTTCCCTACGCCTGGCCGGCCTGCAATCACGCACACCTCGCCGCCTCGGATCTTCCCGAAATACTCGTCGCAGTGCGGCAATCCAGTCCCGACGACCCCAGCCTCCTTGCCGTGCATCTCGTCGTGGATGTATTCGTCAACGATAGCCGAGAGGCTTTTCGTCGCGCCTTGGATCGAGACCGCCAGCTCGGCCTCATGGATCGCTTTGCGTGCGGCAGACCAGTCCTCGTCCCACTCGCTGCCCTCGCGTGGCGTGACGGCGCCCAGAGCCTGACCGAGCTTCGTGACGGCCTTGCGGCGCTTGTTCGCGTCGATGACTTCGATCGTCAGCTGCTTCGCAAAGATCGATGTCGGCTCAAGTGCGGCGATCTCCGCCAGTTGGCCCATGCTCTCGGCATCGATGGCCGAACCAAAGGCGCGACGGCCGACTTTGAAAACGTGCGTGTCCTTGTCCTCGGTCGCGGTCTGCACCAGAGCCTGCCAGATAATCCCGAGCATCGGGTCGGCGAAGGTCTCGGCGCTGATGCCGTGGTTGACTGCGCTTGCCACGGTCTGCACGCCGCCGGCCATGCACGCCGCGATCAGCCGGCGCTCCGCGGGCGATGGATCAGGAGCGGTCGATGATGCTTTCATGCGCTCGGTTTCCTTTCGCTGCGTCCATCGGTTTTTCGATGCGGTTCAGCCATGCGACGAATCTGCGACGTGTCGGCATCTTGCGGTTCACGCTGCACCACGTCTGCATCTTCGAATACTCGCGGCGAACGTCCATCAGGTTGTAAGCCGGCAGGATCTCAAGTTGTTTCAGCCAATCCTCGTCGCTGGTCACGGAGGCATCCGTGACGGAAACCGAAGCCGTTTGTTTCTCAGCTTCTGACTTATGACTTATGACTTCTGACTTATTGCCCGTTACATCTGCGTTACCTGATTCGTTACCGGCTTTGTTACCGTGTTTCTTGCGATGGTTCTGAACGCGTAACCTCGTCTGTTCCCGCGTGATGGATTCATTCATCATTCTGCGGCATGTAACACTTACATCTCCGTTACCGTTCCGTATCACATCGCCGACTTTCATTTCTTCGATCTCACTGAGCGCAGATTGAAAATCGGCTTCGGTCGCTCCCATGATTCTGGCCCAGCCTCGCGCCGGTAAGGTTAATGTTCCGCGCGTCGATGACTTGTGCAGCACGCAAATGATGTCGACCCACGCTCCGCGAGCGGCCAGCGAAAGGACTCGGGTATCAACCAAATAGTCCGATGGGTAAAACTGAAGGAAAGGTAGCTTGCTCATAAATAAAAAAACCCGACCAGCCTTCGCGGTGAAAATTGGCGCACGAAACGCCTCGCGAAAACTGGCCGGGAAATTGATCTATGATTCATGTCGTGCAGTAGGCTTTTCACGGCCTGCTCCTTGTTTATGCGATGCCCTCCACGCGTCAAGCCTCGCTCCCCTCGAATCGCTGCACGCTCACGTAAACGCCAATCCTCGCGTCGGTGATCGCCCAATACTTTTCGACGTGGAGCTTCGCGACTTGCGAATCGTCCCTCCAGATCCGCCCGCCCCGCGTGATGCGGTCCAGCACGAGCTTGGCGAGATTGTCCGCGTCCGGCTTGCTGACGTGGCAAACGGGTGCGCTCGCCTTCACGTGCCCGCCTTTCCCGTAGTGGCTTTTCGGCCGGCGGAAGAAAAACGTGAGCTTGCACTCGAACGCTCCGACCGGATCGAGGACGACCGGCTGCGCCCTGTGCTCGCGCTCGATCCCGAGGTCCACGGCGCGCTTCCACGCGTCCGCTTCGTCCGAGTCATACATCCGAGCAACGTGCTTCGATCCCATTTTGCGGGCGAAGGCTCGCGCTCGGGGTTGGCCTTTCGGGTCGCCGAAAATAAACGTGTTCATTTCTTCGCCCCCTTCCGCAACCAGACGAGATGGTCCCGCTCGGCCGGCGTGATGCGGTGCAGCGCCATGCCCATCCGCCGCGCCCGTGCGTGGACGTTGCTGAGCGTCGCGCCTCGCAGATTTCGGACGATCTCGCTCGGTGACTGCATTTCGAGCAGCCGCCGGTCGATTTCATGATTCGTTTTTTGGTGCTGGGATTTTGATCTTACCATAAGGTGCCTTTCGTTTCTTGAACCGCCCGAGGTTGTCTCGGCCGGCCTGTGTTTTGCGTTCGTAAGCGAGGTAGTCGCTGACCCATTGCTCGTCTCGCCCGCGTCTTTTACCGAGCGCGTGGCCGACGTAATAGCCGATCCCGGTGCAGAGCACGACCGTGATGATGATCAGGAGGTCGTTCATGGCTCTGGGTGTCGCGAAATGAATACGCCGGTCACGAGCCACTCGACTTCGGTCTCGAGTTCGTCGGCTGTGAGCAGCGCCTGCTGAATCGTGCAGTTCTTGTGCGCGGTGATTCGATGCTCGGGACTGACGAGCATGATCCTCCAGTTGTATTTTAGGTTGGATTTCATTTCGCATACCAGCCCGGCAGTTTCAGTTCGTGAATCGTCGGCTCAATGTTCGGCCACTCGTTCGTTTCGAGGCTGCGCTTGAGCCGCACCAAGTCCGCGATGTTCTCGTCCTGCCCTCGCGCAATCGCATCGTCGCTCAACTTGTAAACCGCGACGCCGTAAGGCTCGCACTTCTCGACTGCCACGTAATACATCCGCGAGACCGGATAGCCCAAGATTTCGTTGATGAGCGGCAGATAGAATCCCGCCTGACGGTGGTAACCGTAGCTGAACGCAGCCCTCTCGAAGTTGCGAAACGCGTCGCTGTCGAGGCTCTCGACCGTCTTCACGTCCAGCGCATAAGGGTGGAACTCGCTGATGTCGCAGCCGCACGGATTGAAATGGTCCGTCCGACATTGCAGAGCGCCCAGTGCGTTCGGCTGCAGCTTGCGCCAAGTCATCTCCGGCATCCCTTCCGCGAGTAGCCGCGACGCGATTGGATGCGCCGCCACCGCCTCGCGCATCGCCACGACCTGCGCCATCTCGTCGGCGTCGAGCAAGGTTTTGTCCGCGTGCTGTGCGGAGAACTCGGCGAACTGAATCTTGCCCTCCTTCGTTCTGCGGTCGCAGTCCGGTCGCAGAATGTAGCGCGAGGCGAATTCCTTTTCTTCGAGCACCGCGCAATGCACCGCCGAGCCGAGTCGGAAAGCGCCGGTGTCCTCGGGTGGTGGCAATGTGCGGGCGACGTATTTTTTGAAGTAGAGCGCCGGCCGCCTGCGGTAGCACTCCAGCTTCGAGTGACTGATCGCCGGGTTGGCGTGGTATTGTTCGATGGTCTCGGCGCTCATGTGCTGGCCTCCTTCCGTGCGGCAAGCATTGCGTCGGCAAATCGGTAGCACGCCGCTGCGACCTCTTCGGGTTGGTGGTATTTCTTAAAAGGGTCGGAAGGCGAAAAAGCCAACTGCCCTCCCAGCGCCTGCCCCGCGAAGTAGTCGCGCAGGGTCATGCCTTCGCTGACATACATGACTGGAAACGCCGGCCCTCCGTCGTTGGTTGGCGCGCTCATGGCTGCACCTCCAGCCCCAGCTTGCTTTGCAGCGGATCGATCTCCGTTTCCGACTCGTCTTTGAATCGCACGCTCCACGCAATCTTCACGCCGACCTTCGGCGCTTGCGCGAGGCTGTCCCACTCGACGGTGAACGAGGCTTTCGCCTTCGGTTCCGTCTGGTCCTCGTCCTCGATGAATCCGTCCTGCGCCGCTTTCGCGATGCTGCGGAAGTTAGTTTCGAGCAGGCTTCGGAATTGCTCCGTGGCTGCGTTGATGATCGCTGTCTGTTTTGTGTCGTTGTCGTTGCTCATGTGTTTTTGCTCCTTCGTGAGTCCCAGAAATGTGCCGCGCCTTTTTCGATGTCGCGCCGCCCGATGAATCGCCCGCGACTGTCCACCGCGATGCCCATTTTGTTTCGGCTGTAAGTCGTCTCATCGACGGCCTGCTTCCGCTTCGGCTTTGCGATCTCGAGGTGCACGTCTTTGCGACGGGTCGGAA